GGTTCTAAATTTAAAGAGCTAGCCATTATTATCCTTTATCCCCTTCAGGTAATTCTTTAGGTGGTTCTTGATTGTTTTGAATATTCTCAATCTCCTTCATCAGTTGCTCCCTTTCCTCATCAGAGATACCGTATCCATCAGCTCCTGAATCTTGGTTTTGGAAAATTCTTTGAAGTAAGGTTGCAACCTTAACTAGTTGATCATCATTTTTAACTCCTATCTCCATATACTCCTTAATTAAAGGAACAATAATAGTTGCATCACCGGTGTCTTGTATTAGAGGTTGTAGTTCTCCGATTAAACCAGAGATTTGTCTTTCTTTACGTTTCTGGTTATCGTAGATCTCCTCCAACAAGTCGGCATATTTTTTATCTTTAAAAATTAACTTATCTAGACTCATAGAGAAATACGTTTTTTATAAATAGAATCCTATTAGATTCTGAAGTCTGTATAACCGTGTTCTAGGTAGTGTAGGTAGTTATTCTTATAGATGTCCCCTAATTCGTTAGCAACTTTAGTAATTTTTGGAGTTTTAACATCTACTATCTCTCTGATATAAATGTAAAGAGCTTTTTTATTAAAAATTGAAATACTTTCTCTTTTTCTAAAGAGTTCTAAGATTGCATCAGCAATCCGAGCATCTTCTTCTTTAGGGAATAAGGTATAGATGTGTTCACTACAGAAATCTATATACTCATCTAGGAATTCTGATAATTCATCAACATGATGTACTCCGGAGCTATGCCCGTCTTCAGTCATATCAGGTAATTCACCGTGAGTCCACTCTCCTTCTTCTTCACGGGCAATATTATCTAGAGATAACATCTGCATCCTCTTCTTATAGTTCTTCTCATTAGATGCTATAAGGTAGCGCTTGGCTACAGTTCCGAAATAAGAATAAGCTTTAGCTCCTTTAGAAGGATCAAATAGGTGTAATTTACTTAGTAGGAAGGTTACTACTTCATGTTGTAGATCTTCTAAATTAGATTCCTCTGTATAGTAAAATTTAAATGTATGTATTAGATTCTGTGTTAATTTAAAAAAGGGATAGTCTAACTCTTCCCTGTAGATTTTACTTCGAACTTCTGGATCTGGTTCGTTATTGTATTTTATGATCGCTGCTTCAGTATCTGAAGTAAAGTAATTCTTACTCTTCGGTCTTCTTTTCTTCTTCTGAGGTTCCATCTTCAGTGTTAATTAGTTTAAATTTGTTTAACCTTGATTGTATATTTAGAACCTCCTCAAAGAACCATCCGATTTCATCGTCAGACTTAAAAGTACCTTTTTCATCTATTTTAGTGAGTCTACGGGCGGAATGCTCTATGATTTTTGATAAAGAGTCCATGTAGCTTAGATAGCTAGCTAGGACGTCTTCTTGTCTTTCATTCTTACGAAGGAGGTTCCAAGTTGTAAAACCTAGAACCCCTGTCGATATAGAAAGTATTATAACTACTGTAAGCATTAGTCGTTAAAAAAGTTATCCATTACATTTTTCAAACCTTCTGATTTGACGTTACTTAAAGCTTTATTTTTTGCTTTTTGCTGGTGTGTTACCGGGCTTGAAGTTTTCTTCTCCATTTTAAAATTTTTAGATTTAGGAGCGTCCTCTTTTCCTCTTTGAGTCTCAATAACGGCTGCCATCAAGTCTGCCTGATGTAGAATATAAACAATGGCAGATTTAGGCTTACTTTCTGGAATTCTGGATATTAGATAAGGCTTATTAGCGTCATCATATAATCCGTCATGAGTTCTGATAGCTAGCATTTCATTAAGGTTATAACGAATACCGGCTTCTTGTAAAAGGAAAAGAGAACGATCAGGGATTGTCATGAACCCTACTTCCCCGTTAAACGTATAGAGTTCTCCTAAATTTCTTTTTCTCCAATCGTCCTGGGAAGGTATATAGAGATCGTTTTTAGAATCTCCAACCTTTCCTAAGTCGTGGTTAATAGCAGCGAAGACAAGTTCCTCGATTGTGAAAGTGGACATATCACATCCCATATCTGCCCAAAGTTGAGCTTGATTGAGAGCACACTCTACAACACGATTGACATGCTCAATATATCCTCCAGGGAAACAGTTGTGAAACTTGGTAGTGTGAGCGGCAGGCATTAAGATAAAACGTTCTTCATTAGCCTTATAGAAATCTAAGACTGCCTGCTTTCGAGGATCAGAAATATGAGTCTCAATGTTAGAGAGAAACTTATTCCAATTTTCTTGTAATTGTTCTGCTGTAAGGTTCATAATCTAAATATACGAACTTTTTAGGTTAATTGCCACCTACTTCGTTAGGACTTTTCGGTTCTAGTTGAACGTAAGACTTAACCTTCTCTAAACGTTCATCTGCTTGATCTAAGGTAGCTATAAACTCTTTAATAGACTCTCCCCTTTGTACCATACGTCTTAAAGTCTTTAATTGACTCTCTAAGACATCTACATTGTTAATTATAATATCTCTATATCTCATAGTTTTTATTTCTTATTTTATCTTTAGGTTTTATCAAACCCCGTGATATAAAGATACTCACGGAAAACTATAAAGGCAACTTATTTTGAGAAAATTCTATAAAATCTTGAAATTTCTTAATAAAAGCACATTTTTCGTACTCTTCTCGTTCGGTATAGAACTCAATAGTCATTTGACAGGCCTGTAAAAAATCCTCTCCGGTCTTCTCTAAAAGTACCTCAACATGTAAAGGATCATCAAGATTCATCTGGGCTAGAAAGGATAATGCCCGGTTATAGATCATAAACTTATTGAAGTGCTCTTGTTCTTTAGCAGTGACTTCCCGTTCAATCTCTTGAAAGAACTTCATAATATCCTGATTAACCTCCTCACCTCTTAAGACCATACGGGTAAACATCCCTACTAGAATTAAAGGATGCTCGGAGATTTCAATCTTATTAACCTCCTTCTCTCCTGATTGACTCTCTGAACCAGAATCAAATAGTCCAAATATGTTATTAGGATCTATGCCCACGTATATAAATATAAGATAAGTTAATACCTAATGCAAAGCTTAGATAAAATTAACATGATCCGGTACTGAGTCTAACATGTCTTGAAGTTGTCTATTAACTAAATCTAATCTACAATGAGCAATACATTTATCAAGATTTAACTCCTCTAACACTATCATCCTCTTTCTACCCGCCCATATTTCAAGGAGTGTCTTCTCTCTCAGATCGCCAAGTTTCTTAGTTTCAACTCCTCTAAAATGACAGCATAAATAAACTGAATGAACATTAATAACACCGCTAAAATTCTGAGCTAAACACTTAGGATACTTCTTCCTATACCCTTCTTCATACTTATTCTTAGAATAGTGTATCTTAAAGTTTTGATCTACCAGAGCAAGAGTTTCTTCGATGTTATAAGGAATAGTATAGTCACCGTGGAAAGGTCTTATCTGAATAGAGTCAATACCAGCTTTCTTACATAATTCACCGTACTTAACCAGAGAAGGTACTGTTAATTCACTAGTCAAGAAACCAGATCCTATGGTTATATTAGAGTTAAGCTCCTTCTTTCTCTTGACAAGCTTGGTCATATTTTCGAAAGCTAAGTAAAAATGCCTTTCAGGAACCTTCCGGATCTCCGTATAAACTTCAGAAGTACCTCCATCCATACTAATACGAACCCAAGTACAGTTCTTAACAACTATATCTATAGATTCATCCGTAAAGATAGTACCGTTAGTAATCATACCTACATCCAATCCTAAAGATTTAATATATTCTATCAGACGGGGAGTGATTTTATTAACCATTGGATCTCCACCGCCAGTTAGGTTTATAGCCTTAGCTCCTAGATCATAAACCTGATCAACATAAGATTTAGCCTGCTCCCAAGTTAGAGAATCGTCATTAGTTCTCCCTCCGGCACCAGCAGCATAACAACCAATACAGCTGTGGTTACACCTATTAGTAGGATCTAATTCCCAAGTTACCGGAGTAGTATTACCGGTTCTAAAAAATTCCTCTAATTTATCCGGATGATAAAAAAGCTTATTTTGTAAATCTATTGGTGCTGTTCCCATAATTAAACACTAAATAAAAAATCATAATGTCTATGATCCCTGAATTTATAACCTAAACTATCTAATAGTTCAAAAATCTCCCTCCTTCTAAGTTCATCCTTAATAGTTCTTTGAGTATTCCATTCAAAATACAAAACAGGTTTAGTACGTTTAATAGTCTCAATACTTCCCAATAGAGCCTCATATTCACTCTCTTCGACATCTAACTTAATAAAATCAACTCTTTCGAGATTTAAACTATCCAAAGTAGTAACCCTCCCTACTAAATCCCCTTCCCCTATACGAACCATCCCAGACCTTCTACCATCAGAACTTAAAGAAACAATACCTTCAGCATTATATAAACCCCGATCAATTACCTTAATATTAGTATAGTACGAAGTATTATAAGATAGACAGTCTAATATATCTGGATTTACTTCAAAACTATAAACTTCTTCAAAATGCTGAGCTAAACCATTAGACACAAATCCGTAATTTGCCCCACCGTCAACAGCAACCCGCTTAGTTTCTTTATTATAGAACCTAAAAATATGATCTAAAATCCCCGACTGCCAATCACATTTAGAATTCACCAGACGTGTTTGAGCATAGTTCTTTAAAGCCACATCCCCTTCTCCCTCTAATATTCGAAAGTGTTCCATAATTCTGAATGTCTGTTTTTAAAACGGTAATGTGAGAATTGATCTTCTCTATCAGTTCCTACAGAGTTGAAAGCTATAATATGAACCCCAATAACATCTTCTCCCTGGTATTTATAATTTGCCGCTCCTATATCCACAGTAAGAGAACCGTCTTGCTCTTTACAGAAATAATGACTACAACCATACTTTGTACCGTCTATATTATCAACAGAAGTATCAATAAGGTAAGTAATCATAGACTGATCAGTACCCCATTCAGTAATAGCCCAAGAAGAAGACCATAAGTCTTTCATTTGATTTAGCTTCTTAAGATAAGCTTTCTGCTTACCGCCAATCCAACCGCCGAAGACAAACCCGCCTAAACTAGACTGTATGAAATCATAACGAGCTCTGACAGAATTATCTCCCGGACCTCTGTACCTGCAAGATCTACCTGATTCAATGCCGAAATAGCAACCTTCAACACCCTTAAGCTCCTCCCATAATATAGAGATATCCCTCTGAAACCATATATCAGCATCAAAATGAGCGATCATATAATCCTTATATTCTTCTAGATAGGGAATAACATCAATATTCCTCCAGTTAGAGATAGTACCGCTATCGGCAGGATCCTCTATTTTAATAATTTTAGGAGCACCTAGAGAAAAAGCTTCTAATTTAGAAACAAGCGACTCAGGCATTCCATAATCAAAGATTATAACTTCTCCTGAATAACTACCTAAAGTACGTAGACTGATAAGCCACTCCCATATTAAAGACTCATAACTAGGGTTTTTTACGTAGAATGTCGTATAAATAAGTGTTTTCAAAACTATCTTTGTTATAAATACAAAAAGAAAGGGAAGCTTATGCCTCCCTCTCGAATATATTAATTAATCCCTGGGTTCTTATTTAAGAATGATGTTTTTATTGAAGTAAGTGATTGTATTTGCAAGTTGACGTACTAGCTTCTCATCACCTAATTCTTTAGCAGCTCTGTAAGCATCAGTAAGTTCATCAAAAGCATCCTTAGCTTCATCAGATCCAGCGTCTAAATCTAGATCACCTTCCATATCCATATCGACATTATCGTCAGCAGGCTCTTCAATAGCTTCTTCTTCAGTCTCTTCAGTTTCAACATCTTCTACCTTTTTCTCTTCTTTAGCTTCCATAAGAGCAGAATCATCTAGAGTAGTTATAAGGTAAACTAAGTAGTCATGAATTTCATCCTCTTCAAATCCTTCTTCTTTTAAAGACTTAATAATCTGCCCTACACTGTAAAGCATCGAACTAAGTACTCTACGATCTACAAGACCATTCATTCTATCAATAGCATCAGTGGTAGCTTCATCAAGATATTGACCGCCAGGTAGGTTATATGGATCTGCCTTTTCATCATAAGGACCATCCTCAGGATTGTGAGACATCTCAGCCAAGATAGCATCTTTGATCATCTTCTTAGCTTCTGCTTTGGTCATTTTTTTCTTTTCGATCTC